CATGGATGGAAGGTTGCAGAGTATTCACCCGAAAATTATCCTTTTGAGATCCATCACAGCAAAATTTCTTCAAAAATCTGTGGTAAAAGTTTCGATTCAAAATATATTAGTCAGGCTGAATTTGAAAAGGTTTTCGATTTTATCAATGATAATTATTTTTTCATTTACCCGGAAGAAAACGTAACTATTGAAACAATTTTAGAGAAGGCTAAATATCTTGTTCGTAAGCGTGGAATAAAGATTTTGGTCATTGACCCCTATAACAAACTTGAACATTCCAGACAGTCAGGAGAAAGCGAGACGGATTATATTTCCCGGTTCCTGGATAGGATTTCGATGTTTGCAAAGCAGAATAATTGTTTGGTTATTCTCGTTGCTCATCCCCGAAAGATGAACCCGCAAAAAGATAATCATAATTTATTTGACGTCCCTACCCTATATGATATTAACGGATCGGCAAACTTTTACAATAAATGTGATTATGGTATGGTTGTTTATCGGAATTTCATTGATGGGATTGTAAAAATAATCATATCAAAAGTGAAATTTAAACATTTGGGGCAGGGTGGGGAAGTTGATTTCAATTATAATTCAGTAAATGGAAGAATACACCTTACATACGAAACAGCTGACTTTGAAAACTATCTTACAAAACAATGGACAAGTTCAGAACCAGAATTGCTTTTGCCAGAACCTGATGAAAAAGACCCCTTCTGATGTTGCAAAAAACACTCATAGATAACCGGTGTTGTTACTTTTTTGATGATCGTTTTTTTGAATTTATGGGAAAGAAATACGAAATAGTCGGAAGTCAGTCAACCGGAAGGGGTGCGCATGATGTAACTCATAGAATAAAATACCCGGACGGAAAATATAAAGAGGTCCCGATGATTGAATTAATAAAAAGACTAACAAGTGAAAAAGTTAAAAATGTCAGATAAGGAATTATATAAAATAGTTAATGGATTTACAAAGGGGTTGCTTGGGAAAAGATCATCGGAATCAATGTGTTTTGTTGTTACATGGACATTAAATAGTTTCCTTACTTGTTGCGGAATTAAATCAAAATTAGTTGAAGGTGAAATAAAATTAAAAAACGGTTATATAGCAAATCATTTCTGGATTGAACTGGAAGATGGGAAAGTTATAGACCCAACCGCTGATCAGTTTAATTCTTTAAGCGAACACCAAATGCCAAACATATTTATAGGAAAAAAACCCAAATGGTATAAAATTATAAAATAAAACTTTGAATAGGCAATATTGCCAAACAATTAAAATCAAAAATTATGGAAAATCAAAAATCACCAAAAGAGTACCAAGAATTGGCAGAAAAATTTGCATTAACTATTCTTTCCGAGATTGAACAATTGCAACGAGGTAATTTTATTCGAGACGTTACCGACATTGTTGCTTTAAGAATGAAAGAAGACGCCGACATGGCTTGTAAGGCGTTTGATGCGCTTCCGAAATCATAACCCTCGAATCCGTAACCGGGTGATCGGAACCCGGCGAGGACTAAAAAATACCAATATGGAATATAAGGAATTTTTAGAAAATAAAAGAAAATCAATCATTGAATCTGGATTTGTGGTTTCAGATGAAATGTTAAATAAAAATCTGTTTGACTTCCAGAAATTTATTGTTAAAAGGTCGATAAAGTCCGGAAAATATGCAATTTTTGCTGATTGCGGATTGGGGAAGACAATTATGCAGTTGGAATGGTCTCGACTTGTATCATTACACACTGGGAAACCCGTTCTTATTCTTGCTCCCCTTGCGGTAAGTGGTCAAACAATAGAGGAGGGTGTGAAGTTTGGTATATCGGTTGAAAAATATCATCCAGGAGTAAAAAATGGTGTTTATATAACGAATTACGAACAGATTGAAAATATTGATTGTTCAGTTTTTTCCGGGATTGTTTTGGATGAAAGTTCAATCCTTAAAAATTTTGAAGGGAAAATAAGAAACAAAATAATTGAAAATTTTTCAAATACACCTTTTAAATTAGCTTGTACTGCAACACCAGCACCCAACGATCCCGTAGAACTTGGCAATCATTCTGAATTTTTAAATATCATGTCCAGGACAGAAATGCTATCTATGTATTTTGTACATGACGGATCAGAAACGCAAACATGGAGAATAAAAGGTCATGCCGTAAAGACATTTTATAAATGGGTAAGTTCGTGGGGAATAATGCTTAAAAAACCGTCCGATATTGGATTTAACGACAATGGATTTATTTTGCCAGAACTTAATATTTTTGAGGAGCAAGTAGAAACTGATCGGGTTAATAATGGTTTATTGTTTAACGATATGGCTGTAAATGCTACCGGATTTAATGCTGAATTACGCAGGTCTATTGAACAAAGACTAAACAAGGTTATCAGTATTGTTAATTCAACGAATGAAAATGTAATTATCTGGATAAAGCAAAACGGAGAAGCTGATTATTTAATAAAATACATTCCTGGGTCGGTCGAGGTAAGGGGGAATGAAGAACCTGAAAAAAAAGAAAAAAAACTCTTAGGATTTGCGCATAATGAATTTCGGGTATTGATAACGAAAACAAAAATAGCCATGTTTGGCCTTAATTATCAAAACTGCCATTTCCAAATATTTGCATCATTAGATTTCAGCTTTGAATCTTTATATCAGGGAATAAGAAGGTCTTATCGGTTTATGCAAAAGGAACCCGTTAAGATTGTTGTTATTTCAACCGATACAATGCAAAATGTAATTGAATCTATAAACAGAAAAAATAAAGACTTTGAACGTATGCAACAACTTATGACAGATGCAGTGGATTCTTTGATAAACAAAAACGAAAGAACCTCCACATTAAAGGAAAAACAAAAAGAGTATATTTCTGAAAAAGCTACATTAAGGCATGGGGATTGTGTAGAATTAATTACAGAACTCCCCGATGAAAGTATTGGATTTTCGATATTTTCACCTCCGTTTGCAGACCTTTATACATATTCGGATTTAATAGAGGATATGGGAAACTCCGCAAATTATGAAGAATTTTGCACAGCCTTTAAATATTTAATAAATCAATTATTCAGGGTGATGATCCCTGGTCGCAACGTAGCGATCCATTGCATGGATCTCCCGATCCAAAAAGGCAGGGAGGGATATATAGGATTGCGGGACTTCTCAAATATGATCCGTGAAACAATGGAGAATGAAGGTTTTATTTATCATTGCAGGGTAACGATATGGAAAGACCCGGTTACTGAAATGCAAAGGACAAAAGCCCTGGGATTGCTTCATAAGCAATTAAAAAAAGACTCAACAATGAGCCGTGTCGGACTTCCTGATTATTTACTTATTTTCAGAAAAGATGGGGAAAGAAATAATCCGGTAAAATTAGATATTCCAGTGGACTTATGGCAAAGGCTTGCTTCACCTGTTTGGATGGATATAAATTATTCCGATACACTGACAAAATATGAGGCAAGGGAAAATAATGACGAAAAACATATATGTCCGCTTCAGCTTGAAACAATACGTAGGGCAATACTGTTATGGTCAAACGTTGGAGATACTGTATTTACACCATTTGCCGGTATTGGAAGTGAAGTATATCAGGCGGTGAAAATGAACCGCAAGGGGATAGGATTTGAATTAAAAGGGAGTTATTATAAGCAAGCGTGTAAAAATGTACAGAACGCCGAACTTGAAATGAATCAACAAAAATTAGTAATTTAAATATATTTTGAAAAAGCGAGGACGGCCAGGTAATGGAAATAAGATCACTCCCGAACATAAAGCTGTTAGGATGGCAGTAGCAGAAGCGTTGATGTGTAATGACTTAAAGTATCTGGATATGACCGTTTTCGATTGCATAAAGATTGCAAGACAAATAATCAGGGTTTTCAACAGAAGGAAAATAATGATAAAAAAATAAACTTATGAAAAAGATCACACAAAAAGAATTCAACGAATTGCCCGTTGTTGATGGGATTAAAATTTGTCCGGGAGATACTGATTATTCAAATATAAAAGTATTCGCAGGGCGGTGTTCCTTCGCAGGGCGGTGTTCCTTCGCAGAGTGGTGTTCCTTCGCAGAGGGGTGTTCCTTCGCAGAGCGGTGTTCCTTCGCAGGGCGGTGTTCCTTCGCAGAGTGGTGTTCCTTCGCAGAGGGGTGTTCCTTCGCAGAGTGGTGTTCCTTCGCAAAGGGGTGTTCCTTCGCAGGGCGGTGTTCCTTCGCAGAGTGGTGTTCCTTCGCAGAGGGGTGTT